GAAGACGCCCTGTCGCCAATCCGAAGACCATGACAGGGACAACATCATCCATGCGAGGAGGGCCAGCGCGAGACAATCTATGTTGTCGGCACGCCAGCCCCGCCCCCACAAAGCACGGAGAAACACAACGCACGCAATCGCAGCCCATGCGTACAGCACAAGCCATCTCGGCATGGACGCGGATAATGTCCCCATGCCGTAGATGAGAGAGACGGCGACGAACAGCGCCGCCCCGATTACCTTGGGCAAGCCCGGAACAGCACGACGCCGGAGACCGCGCCCGCGCCCACGCCATCGGACGCAACCGCGATATACGCGCCCTCTATTGCGGTATTGGACACGAGGGACGTAGCGGTCCCGACCTCGCTGAACGCCGACAGCCGGTCCACCGTACCCGCCGAAGGCGCGTGGATGTGGATGGTCGCCGCCGTCAGCAATGCGTTGGCCCGGTCGTAAAAGCCGATCTTGTGATCGGTCTGGTTCACGAAGAATTCCAGCGTGGTAGTCCCGGTCATCGAACCACCGACCACCGAGTACATCGGCTGGATCACGGCATTGGTAATGGGGACAACGGTGTAGGCAGACGACAGTGTGTCCGCCAGGATCGGCACCTGTAGAGTCACGCCGCCGACGCAGTTCTGGAACCGCCAGTCCGAGGTCCGACCTTCATGTGTGGCCGTGCCGTCGCCTTTCTGGCGGACATTCATGGCGGCACTCACCGGATACGCAATCAGGCAAAGCAGCGCCACGGCAAGAAGCCGCTTGATCATATCAATTCTCCTTGGGAAAGGAGGGCGGGTTGCCCCGCCCCCGGTATCACTCGGTCAGAAGGTCGGCGATCACAGCCGACGCGGCTTCCTGGAACGACTCCAGCGTCTTCTCCACGATCACGACGCCGTTGTAGGCATCGGCCGTGGTCGCGGTATCCGAGGTCTTCATCGGACGCAGGGTCGCGATGCCCCAGTAGTTCATGTCCAGAACCCAGGCATCCCGCTCTCTCTGGAAGCGGTTCGGCACGATCTTGTGAATGCCGAAGTCGGACTCATAGAATCCGATACCCGCGATCAGCTTGCGCTCGTCGGCGTTGACGAACCGGGTCGCGTTGCCGGCCATCGCAGAGATTTTCTGCTTGTTGACCGGGCCCACCATGATCACGTCCGGCTTGCCGCCGGCATTCCAGCACACCCTGATCCTGCCTTTCAGCAGGTCCTCGGTGAGCTCGCGCTGGGTACCGTCCGTAGCACCGGCCGAAGACGAGCCGTCGGAACCACCGTCGCCGCGGTCGTCGTTGGTGGTGATCCACGCATTGACCGGACGCAGCACCCGCGCGCTAGTCGAAGACGCACTCGACTGATCAACCGGCGTCTGGTTGTTCAGCAGGATAAACTCGCCGTCCCGCTTGAGTTCCAGCCCCCTTTGACGCGACTGGTAGACGAACTCCCTGTCCCGACCGGCTTTCGACACGGCGTCGAGAGTCTTGGACACAGCCATGGTCTCGTAGCTGATCTGCGTCGTGTTCACCGGCCGCGTGGTGGCGGTCGGCGCACCGTAAGTGAAGACATCGCCTTCGAGCTGCGCGTTGGCCGCTGCCGCCGCGAGCGCGTCGATCTGCCACTCATGCGTGACAGCCGTCGCCTTGTTCTTGCGGCACATCGAGGTGAACGGCGTTTCGGTCGGACTGATCTGGAAGATCTTGTCCATGAGGTCCTCGCGCATGCCGATGGCATCGAACGTGAGGAAGGCTCCGGAAAGTGCGGTCATTATCTCGCTCCAATGGTTCGCTGAGCAAGCTCCGTCAACGCGTCGTAGTTGTTCGGGTCCTGCTCGGTTTGCTTCCTGAGAGCGGCCACACGGGCGGTTTCCTGCGCCTTGGCATCCTGCTGCGCCTTGGGCTTCTGGACCTTAGGAGGGGGAGATTTCGCCTTCTTTGCAAGAATGGCCTTACGCTCGCCTTCCTGCCGTTCCAGCTTCACCAGACGCTGAAGGATCAGCGCCTGCCGGTGATCGGGGATATGCTCCCAGTACTGATCGATCTCCTGTGGCGTGTACCCGACCTCGGTGAGGATCGGCAATGACTGGTCCTTGAAGGATTGCAGCTTTGCCGTGTCTTGATAGTCGGGCATCTTCTCCCGCAGACGGGTTTCTTCCGTCTGCTTGCGCTGCTTCATGGAATCCGTCTGGATTTTCTGAAGCTGCTGTTCCACCGCCTGAAGGTAGTTAACCCGCTGGTTGAACTCCTCCCGCTGGGCATAGGCTTCGTCAGCCCCTACCTCACGAGAGAGAGCCGCCCAGTCGGTATTCATTCCCTTGGCGATGATCGGGTCCATGGTCCGGGCGTAAGCAGACACCTGCGTAAGAAACTGCGCGCTGTTCTGCCGCTCGGCTTGTGCCGCTTCGCGTTCGGCATCGGCTGCCTTGCGCTGGGCGACGGTCTCGTTTACCTGCCGGTTGAATGTCGCCGTCTGTTCGGATTCCCGTTCCGCGATGACTGCTTGCAGGTCGCCGGGAATATCCGCCCATCTGGCCTTCGCCTCGACAGTCCAGGAAGCAGGCGGTTCGATGACCGTTTCCGGGTCGTCCTCTTCTGCCTCGTCTTCACCGCTGACCTCTTCGGGGGCGGCGTCGTCTTCCTCGCCTTCGGCCTTGGCCTCGGGCGCGGGTTCTGATTCCTCCGTGTCGCCATCATCGGCGCCATCGGCTTTGCGCGGCGTGAACTTCCCGGTCTCGGGATCACGCGGCGTCTGCTCTTCGTTCAACTGTGATACGATCTCGTCAACGCCGGCCTCGGGGATGGACGTGGTATCCCGCGCCAGCGCGTCGAATCCTTCGTCTGCCATTACTCGGTCTCCTGTGCGATGCGGTTGAACTTGGCGCGGATTTGCCAGTATGTATGCTCCGAGAGTTGATTGCCGACATACATGAGCCCGTTGCAGGCCCGAACACGCCGCACCGCCTCATCGATCATCTGCTCGCGGGTCATTCGATATCCTGTGGTTCGTGTTCGGCCTTCGTTGCAGCATTGCGACCGTCCATGACGGTATCGGCCAGCCATTGCGCGAATTGCTTCACCGCATCCAGCCGCAGCCGCTGGTATTGCAGCGCCCCGAGATCGTTCGCGTCGGCGTTCTCGAAATCGGCCAGCACGTCACGGGTCATGGCGGCCAGCGCCTCCTTGACGAGCGGGTGTTCCAGTAGCGCCGCCGCCTGCATGCCGCGGTCGATCTTCTCCTGTTCGGTCATTGCAACGTGATCGTGCTGGTCTTGCCGTTCTGCGTGACCTTCGCACCCGTGGGCTTCCCGTTCCGATATTGCACGTCAATGGATTTCGGAGCGGTGATGGTCTTCTCCACGTCGTCAAGCCGCCTGCTCACGGTGTCGAGGATGGTTGCCGTCTGCCTCACCGCCTCGGTCAGGCCCTCGACGATCTCGGGAAGCTGGTTGCGGAATTCCCTGTCCTCTTCCGGCTCCGGCTCCTCTTCGGGTTCCAGTCCCGCGGCCGCTCTTTCAAGCGAGCGGTCGTGATGCGCCTTCTTCCGCGCCAGCCCGGTTTCGGTGGCCGACTTCTTGCGGACAAGCTCGTCATCGGTATCGGCCTTGCGCTTCTGAATCTCCATGCCGGCCTCCGTGCTGTCCGCCTTCATGCCGATATCCGCGTCCGTCGAAACCCGCTTGATCTCGATCTCGTCTATCGCCTTCGCAAGATCCCTGTCGGCGTCCTGCTCCGCGGACCAGCCCTTCACCATGGCGTCGAGCTTGGCCTTGTACAGGTTGACCTCGTGGTCCCTATCGAGCTGCATCATGCGGAACTGATGGTCCATCTGCTCCTTCTGGGATTGCAGTTGCTGCTTGCCCTGAATCTCGACCACCTTGGGATCGACCGGAGGCTGTTGCGGTTGCTGATTCTCGCCGGGATCGGTGAAGTACGGCTCGGCGGATTTCAGACCCACGGCTTCCACGTATTTCTCGACGGTTTTGTAGATATTGGAATCCGTGACCATGTTGGTCTTCCCGCCCGCAACCAGCTCCTTCTGGATGTTCAGCATGTTCATCGCGTGCGCCGCCTGCTGGTCCCGGTTACCAGTCCCGAGTCCAACGGTCACGGTCATGTCGTACTTGTTCTTCCAGGTGCGCGGGTCCATCGGTACCCACTCGCCCCGCAGGCGGATCATCCGCGGGCTTTCCTGATAGCGGGATACGCATTTCAGGATCAGCCCGAACAGCCGCTTCATGAACATCTCGGCGTAAACGCGGGCGATCAGCTCCTGTCTCTGCTGAGATGCGTCCTGAATGATCATCATGCCGCGTGCGGTCTTGTTCAGGGATTCCGCATCCAGACCTTGCGAGTACCGGGTGACACCCGTCCGTTGCTCCCTGACGGTGTCGAGATATTCCAGCATCGGAAACGCGTGCTGGAACATCGGCGGGACAACCATCTCCTCAACGTCGCTGGTGTCTTCCATCTCAACCACGCCGCCGACCCGGCGGTTCAGGAGGGCATCAAGATCGACCCGGCCCCGGCGAACCTTCGTCATGGGCTCGTTGCAGAAATAGAGGTTGTTCAGCATCCCCCGCTGGACGGTGGACTTGATGCGCTGGACATCGAAGATCTGCTCAGCAACCGACATGCCGTGGAACTTGTGCGGCATCATCACTGGCGACCACGCCGCAAAGGGATTGTCGTCAACCTCCTCGTTGTCGATGACCTGGTAACCTGTTTCTCCTACGCAGGTTACTTTCCTGAGCTCCGCTACGCCGTCGCCGTCGTAATCGACCCGGACATAGGCCTCGACAACCCAGACAGGCCTTGTGGAGATATCGGTCTCGTCGTGGTCCGGCATCTCACCCGGCGAATCGAGGGCGAAGCGTTCTCTCCGTTCCCCGGAGTGATCGGCATCACCACCAATTCCGGCGGAGGCTTCGATGATCTCCTTCTTGTCCGGGAACTGTTCGACCACATCGGACACGATGCGCATTTGCCGGTGGCCGGTGAACAGCGGACCATCGGGTGTAGACTGATCCAGCATGGTCGCGTACTGGTCGATCAGGAATTCTTCCGGAGGTATCGGCGCGACACAGCATTTACCGCGCGCATTGGTCTTCGTGACCCGGACATCGATCTCCATGCCGGGCTCGTATTCTTCGTTCTCCTCGATCTCGATCTCCAGGTCGGGGTCCTGTTGCAGCAGCATCACCTGTTCGTCGGTGAGCCCCATGTAGCGTTCGGTGACCTGTTCCGGCGTATCGTCCCACCACACCTTTCCGACCCCCGTTTTGAACAGCAGCCCGTCCTTCAACGTGGTATAAACCAGACGGAATCCGTCATTCTGTTGCAGGAAGACGTGGTTGATGTAATCGGTGGCCTGTTCGGCAGCCGGAATATCCTCCTGTCCGACGGGCTCGAACATGACGACTTTATCGCCTGACAGGAACACCTTGAGCAGCGGCGGCATGAGGCTATCGACGGCTTCCGCAACATCGCGTGAGACGACACGCGAACGCCCGTCAACCTCATCGCCGAACGGCTCGCCGCGATAGTATTTGAGCCCCTTCACGCGGTCGGCGGATAGCTGGTCCCCGAAGGTCCCTAGGCTGTCCTCTACCCGGCGCTGGACGATGGAGGCGAGTTCAGTTTCGTTCACGGGCCTTCCTCAGTGAGGTCGCGTAGCCGTCGCCGACGTTGCCGCCGATGGCCTTATGCCGGCGCTCGTTCCAGACGTTCCATTTCGCCCAGCGATATGCCTCAATGTGACCGCAGCCGTGGTGCCGGCGGTGGAAACGACACCAGCCCCACCACGACAGATGCTCGTGCAGCCACGCATCGACGGGATGCTGACGCCTTCTCACCTGAGGGCCTGTACCAGCCGCTGGCGGGACTCTTCCCGTGCCTGCGGACCCTTGCTAACGAGCCGTGGCGACTTGCCGCGGACCATCTTGTGAGCCGTGGACGGGGCGATGCCCGTGCGCTTCCATATCTGATGGAAGGTCAGGCCTTCCTCACGAAGCCGGATGACCTCAGCGTTCACAGCCCCTTGCCTTCCTTCAGCACGACGCCCAGCAACGCATGGAAGCCAGCCCAGCCCGTCAACCACTTGGTGGCCTCAATGCTTTCCAGCGTGGACGTTTCCAGCCACAGAACGGCTATGGCGATGCAGACCGCTATTGCCGTATGCGTGGACGGCTCGACAAGCCGGTGTTCGGTCCAGTGCTTGACTGACATCAGAACGCTTCTCCCCTGCCGTAAACGCGACGGCAGTAGAATTCGACTGGCCACTCCTCTCCCGTCGTCACATTGCGTACCGTCCCGGTATTGGATCGCCCGTGAATGGCCATGCATTCGCTGTACGATTGCGGCACGCTAGCTTGATCCGTCAGCCCGTTCTGCGGCGGTTCGGCCATGAGGGCGTGGCCAACAACGGCAGCCACAATAATCAACAGGGAGATAGGCAACGGCGCCACCACCGCACTCTTTAGTCTCTTGAGCAGCCACATCAGAACGTCTTGCCCTTCCCGCTCAGCGGCGGCTTGCTCCGGGTAGGAGACCCGACCCGCTGATGCAGCGGCTTGTTGGGCGTTCCGTCCTTCACCCGCTGATGCGTCGGAAGGTTGGGGCCGTGGCTTGCGACGGGCGGTGGTTTCCGCGTCGGTGCGCCCGCCTTCTGATGCAGGGGCTTGTTGACCCCGCCTTTTCCTGCGGTGTTCCAGTCAGGCATCACTTCAATCTCCTGATCGTTTTGACTTGTGAACGCGGTATGCACATGTCGCCGGTATAGTTGTCCTGATCCGACTTGTGCGCGGCCAGAACAACGGCGGTGCTGTCGCTGCGCAAAAGCCAGCCTGCGCTTTCAATCGTTATCGGGTTGCTGATCTGCAAGGTTTCCCGGCCCGTCCAATGGCTGTACGAAGCCGAGTCGATCCAGCCGACATGCACCAGCTCGCCGATCGACGGCGCCCTCTTGACACTCATCACCAATGCTTCCCGTACATCGCTTCGGCCGCCAGATACGCGACTGTCAGGACAGCGCCGATCACACAGCCGAGCGCAAGACCCGCGGCGAAGGCGATCATGCCGCGTCTCGGAACAGCATCAGAATCCGGAACCGCTCGGCCAGATTGTGATCATTGAACACGCCGTACTCTTGCCAGATGTCGATTGTCTCCTCGCCCACCGGCAGATTCCGGGCGTGGAACATCACGGATGTCTGACCGTCCATGCGCGCCATCAGCGCCCACTCCTCGCTCATGCCCCGACCTCCGGCTCCGCTTCCACGACGGCCTTCTTCGGCTTCTTTGGCACGCCGACTTGTGGCGCAAGGCGGGTCTCGTCCACCTCCGCCTTGACGGTCTCGTACAGCGCCTTGCAGCCGAAACGCTCCTCGGCTGCCGCTATGGCTTCATCGGTGGCGTTGTAAACCGTGCCTCCGGACACCCGCATGTGCGGGTATTTCTGCTGCGTGACGGCCATGGCCTGCCGCTGTGCAGCGCCGCCGTTCTTCGCGTCAACCACAACCGGCACATACGTGGTGTTGCGGGCCTCGGAAGAGGCGATGCGGATTTCAACGAGGAGCTTCATGTCTCACCTTTCGCGTAATACCGCGCAATACCGCAGCCATGGCGGTATCCACCCGGTGGGAATTCGGTACGAATGCGGTAAAACGGCATGCCGTCCTTGCACCTTGATGGCAGCAGCCCGGCGCATGACGAGGATGGCTTGGTATGCCCCGGCAGCCGCCGTGCCGGCTGAAAGAGGGCCGGGCTAGACGATATCCGGGCGCGGCGGGTACTTGACCTTGCGCGTGCCCGGCGCTGTCGGCTTGTGCATGGCACCCATGCGCGTCATGTCCGCCGCGTGGGAAGACCAGTCATGCAAGGGATTGGGCTTGAAAACCTTGTTCTTTTCGTCGTACTCGCGGCGATAGGCCCGCAAGCTGTTGAGCCACTTGTCGCACCGGGTCTCGTCAAACCACATCAGCGGCAGCATGCGCCGGGTAGCGTCGATCCCCGGCCCGACATGGCTAGGCTCCAGCACCTTCGGGTACACGCCCATGATCTTCTGGAACGTTATGTCCAGCGTCTCACCGGAGGCGAGCTGCATATGGCCTCCGTCATGCGGCCACACCACGTCACCATAAACGTAGCCGCGCTCTTCCCTCAGCTTCTGGAGGTCGGCGCAGACCTGGGGAATGCCACGACCCGAACATTCATAGTAGTCAACGGCATGTATCTCGAAGCCAACACGTTGCACGAAGCCAACCGACATGGATTCGCCGACGGTCTTTCCAACTCCAAGGTCCCACCACGTCTCAACCGGGAGACCGGGAGTATGCGGCACCTTGGTGATCCGGCCATCCTTGAGCGCCTTCGCCATGTCGGCGCCGTAGAACGCGCCCGGCAACGAGGCTTCGAACGAACAGAAATATTCCTGATTGAAGAATGCGTTGCCTTCCTCAAGGCCCTTCTCGTCAACGATTTCCTGCCGTTCCGCCTCAAGCTGTTCGGGCGTGAACACCCCCGTCTCGTCAGCCGTCAGAAGCTCGGCGAACCAGTTCTCATTCCCCTGTGCCGCCGTGTACAGCGTGCGGCCGTGGTTATGTCCCCGAGGTGTGTAGATGAACAGCGCCCAGCCGCCATTCTCAAGCAGGATCGGCCGGATGAAGCCCCAGAACGCAGGGTCCGCGAGACTGTATTCCGAGGCTACCACTCCACAGGGATTGGAGCCGAGCAGGCTGTTGTAGTTGTCGCTCCCCACTACCTGCCATATCGAGCCGTTGACGAGCTCCACCTTCATCTCGTCATGGCGGATGTGGTTGACTATCCCGTCCGGTGGATTACGCCAGCCGGGCCAGTGGTCGAGAAGCCGGTTGCCGTTGCGGTCTATGCCGTCCCATACCACCTGACGGCCCTGCCTCAGTGTCGGCAGCATGTGCCAGTAAACACCAACCCGGCTTAGTGCCGCCTCCTTGGTCCATTCCAGCGCCGTGGTATCCTTGCCGGCCCTACGGTGCCACACCGCGACGGCGCGCCTGCCTCCGTTGCGGAGATAGCGGTACAGCGGCTTCTGGTAGGACCTCGGCTTGAAGCTGGCGGGAACAAACGGGACAGGGCCGTCCATCAGTCGATATTGACCAGCTCGACCCGAATCCTGCCGGTAAGGTCATGCTTGTTGTCAGTGGGCTGGACCGCCTTTCCCCAACCCCTGTCAAGCAGCGCCTGTGCCGCGGCAACGCGAGCCGCAGCCGGCGCCTTGGGCTGGTTCATTATCCCCGCCAGAGACGCAATCGCCTTGTCGGTATGCTGGCGTGCCAGCGATTTTATGTCTGTGACGGCTTTGGCTTTGCGCGGCAATTGCTTAGGCCCCTAACGTTTCCCGTGCGGCATCAGTCATCATCCTTGAGATACAGAGCCACCAGAATCACGCCGATGACGTTGACGGCGATGATGGCGATGCAGAGCGCAATCAATTCAACAGGCGTCATGCAGCGAGCAGGATCAGCATCAGCAGCGTCCCGTCGTCTGCCTGTTCGTCTAACCGCTCGGCAAGCTGTACCGCGGCAAGCCGGGCCTGTGCTTCCCGCATATACTCCGACGTGGGCTTCGGGATGTACGCCGCATACTCAGGAATAATCCGGGATATCTGCTTGCGGACCGCCTTCGATGGCTTGCCCTTGGCGAGGCGCTGTTCCTGCTCCGGTTTGAGGGCCTGTATGATATCGTCGATACGGCGCTTGTCGTCTTTGGACAGATGCGGGTAGTGCTCGCCGAAATCGTATGTGCGATGACGCTGGTCGGCTCTTGTCGATCCGCGGGGCTCGCCCCGTGCGGCGGCCTCTGCGTCGATCGTGAATGTCGGCGTGGCCGTGATTTCCGCACCGCCATCCACGGCGGTAGAGGGCACCGTGACCGTGATCGTCTCGTCGTCATCGATCGCGTAATCCGCTGCCGCAGACAACGTGATCGTGACCACCGTATCCGAGGTCCGGACAACCGCCGAAACGTCTTCCTTGTCGCGGACCTCGGCATTCCAGCCGAACTCTTCCGAGCCGTCGCTGTCGAGACCGTCAAGGATCGCCTGGCGCACGGCGGCAAACGACGAAACCCAGGTATCGTTTTCAAGCGTGATGACGATGGTGTTGCCACCGGCAACGATATCGGATTCAACAGCGTCAGTGATCGTGCCGGTGATGGCTGCGGTGGCAGCGTCCGCCGTCGCCGTCCCGCCCATCCCGAGGTTGGGCAGGAGCGCGAGAAGCATCAGGCGTACCCGGCGTTGACGAGGACGCCGTTCGTGCCCGGATCCCCGGCAGAGCCGTCAAGCGTCGCCGTGCAGACCAGCGTTATCCCATTCGCGAAAGCATGGCCGCCACC